CTTCTGAGTGTCTTATATACTTCAACAAAATATGCATAGTACGCCAGCATATGGTGAGAGCCATTCTGTATTGCACCTCGAGTTGCTGCAGAGTGTGCCATGAGTTCATCTGCGACTGTTGGTATAGCAGCCTCTTGCTTCTTTCCAATCCTTAAGAACGCCTTCGAGCCTGGTGTTACTTCGATTCCATCATAGTAAACTCTGTTAAGGTATTGACAAAGAACACGACTGCAAAATGTCTTATCCCAACTTATCTTCTGTCCGGCGAATTTATAGACTTCATCGATAATCGAAATTGCAGATTGAACTCGTTTATCAGACAATTCTAAGTGAACTCTCAGCAGTCCGTCATCGATTAAGACTTCAAGAGAAGACTTCCCAACAGTATACCCCAGCTCCTTCAATTTGCTAACTGCATATCCCATAAGATCAATATGAGTTGAAGTGTTCATTTTTCCTTGGAACCCTTCAAGATCATTTCCTCTTGAGATGAAATTGTCGTTAACATCAAACTTGGCGAATGTCATCTGAGCACCTGTGAACAACTTCAACACCTCTTTAAGTTCAGGTTTTCCAAATGCGTGAGACCATCCACAAACCCCAAGCTCCTTAAACTTTGGATTCTGCTGAGGAGAAAACCCTTTAAGATCAAATGATATAATCACTGGCTTAAATGCTTTCCCATCTATATACTCTGTTAATGGCGTTGCAGCTAATTGTCCTAACCTTGAGTCAAGATCAATGGTCGACTTACCAACACTCGAACCACTTTGTTTCTTCGCATAGTATGACACATTCCATTCAAATTCCGACAGAAATCTCCTATACTCATCCATGGCCATGGAAAAAGCTCTTGAGTCGGGTTTCTTAGCTTCTGGCTTCAGTGCAAGGAAAATCCAATGTTTCCACTTAGTAAACAAGGTTCCGTCTTGCGCCATCTTGAACACATCTGCTTGACTCTTGAACTTAGAAGAGAAAATGAATTTCATGATCTGATTTTTCTCCACATGCGATATCTCCTTCAGTTCTCTCTTGTCTTCCTTTTCTACAGTTGGTGCAATCACTTTGTCCTTAACAAGCTCATCTTCGCATCCATCGAACGATCTATAGTGGAATGTACCTTCTATGTTTATATGAGCCATGTCAGACACTCTCAAAGCATGCCTCGAAATAGATGGATATGACATCATATTGATTGGAACCTCATCGCTATTGATCAATTCACCAGGGAAACATCCATGCACATCAAAGTAGTTTAATGCCCTGTTTCTCTTCATATATGCCTCAAACTCAGTGAATGATGCAACAACATCTCCAGCATCGTTGACTCCTAGCACTTTGTGATCTTCGATCGTATGTGTGTCATCAGCTTTTGCTTCAAGATTGTCACAAACAGAGTATATGCAGAAATCAGGACATGGAAATATCTTATTAAACTTTAGTAATTCCAAACTCTCTTTGACACCAAAAGCTGGATTATCAATGTATTCTAGAAATTCATCCATCCCGACCAAGTCATTCAAATTCTCGTCATGGACCTTTTCATGTTGGTCATCTAAAGAATTCTCATTGATGTCTGATGCAAGCTCAGCAAGGAAAACAAATGAATAAACATCATACGCTCTGCAAT